TTTTAAATACAATAACAAATCATTTAATGAATTACAAAGTAAACACTATGCATTATTTGGTGGTTCAAATCCATACAGAATAACAAACTTACCAGAAGATGATTCAAAACCTGAGTTTCCACTAGCACTTGGTGAAGCGTATGATGAGGCAGATTATAAATTGTTTATATCTGGAAGATCAATAGAACAATTATTAAAAAAATCACCAATGAACATTGGTATAAATGGTTTAGATTTTGTTGATGGTGATCACCATTATACAATAGGAAATTTATTATTCTGTAAATTTTCTAAAACTCGTGATGTTGCACTTCCACATGAAAAAGAAAGCACACTTGATTCAAAACTTTCAGGTAATTATTTAATATATAAAGCAAGACATATGATAAAAAGAGAAAACTATGATATATCTTTTACTATAGTAAAACTAGGGAGTATGGACGCAAATGGATAATTTTTATGGTGATAATATAAGATGGTTCATGGGTATTGTAAAAGATTTAAAAGATCCTATCAAGATGGGCCGTGTTCGTGTCAGAATATTTGGTGTACATAGTGAAGATCAACAAGAAATACCTGATGATAAATTACCATGGGCCCAAGTTATGGCTCCAGTTACAGAAGGTGGTGTAAATAATCAGGGTAATTTTTTGGGTATACAAACTGGTGCTCGAGTCTTTGGTATTTTTCTTGATGGAAAAAATTCACAAATGCCACTTGTTTTTGGATCAATACCACATAGTGAAACATATACATCGGAAAATGGAAAAATTGAATCCAGAACTACAACTGATGTAAATGCACAAGGTGGTGATAATGAAGTTCAAGATCCTTATGGTGTAGAAGGAAAATTTGATCAATCAAAAGCTAATTATCAAGAATTTGATCATCAAACAAAAAGAAAAGAAGAACCAGTCAATGATGAACCGCAACAAACAAATGTAAGAAAACCCGTTTATCCAAACAATAAAGTTAAAAGAACACCATCTGGCCATGTAATTGAAATTGATGATACACCTGGAGGAGAAAGATTACAAGTATTTCATAAATCTGGTACATTAGTTGAAATACAACCAAACGGTGACTTTGTTGCACAACATAAAAATGGATTTAGAAGTGTAACTGGTACAGATAAATTGTATGTAACTGGTGATGTTGAATGGATGGTTGATGGTAATATTACGATATCTGCATCAAAAGATATTGTAATAGGCACAGATACAAAAATTAAATTACTATCAACTGGACAACAACAATATTACGCTAAAGATGACATATTTGTAGAAACAGATGGTGCATATAATAATGTAAGTACTGATACATTCTTTAATGCAAATGGACCTATGGATATTAGAGGTACAAGAATTGATTTAGCAAAAGCAGATCCAATCGCTCCTGCGCCAGAAGATTTTGCATTTGCTGGTATTGAACCAGTAGAAAATGCAACAGCAGGTGGTGGCGGTACTGGTACACCCCAAGCAGTAGATGGTAGTGGAGGTTTGGGTCCACAAGATGGTAGTGGTGGTCCGTTGTCAGCTGGTGATGTTACTGAACCAGGTAATTGTACTAGAAAAAATTTAGGATCAATATCATCAAAATATGAATCCAATGGTAAACCGGGTGCTATAGGTAATGATACCACGGGTGGTTTTTCTTATGGTTCATATCAGATTGCTACTAAAACGGGTACAATGAAAGAGTTTTTTAAATTTGTAGAAAGTGATGATAGATACAAAAAATTTGGAACATCATTAAATAATGCAGGTGGTACTAGCGGTGCATCTTCTGGTTCTTCACAATTTCAAAATGAATGGAAAAGATTAGCAAACAATGATCCAGATTTTGGACAAGCACAACATGATTTTATACAAGGGTCACATCATAATCCAGCTGTGAGAAAAATAAAACAATCCACAGGTATAGATGTATGTGATGGTTCATGGAGTAATGGTGTACAAGATGCAGTATGGAGTACCGCAGTACAACATGGATCTGGTGGAGCAAACACTATTGTACAGAGAGCATTAGCACGTACAGGTAAAACAGCAAGTAATGTAACAGATCAAGAACTTATAAGTGCAATATACGCAGAACGCGGTAAGAAAAATGCATCAGGTAATTTACATTATTTCAGAAATAGTACATCTGGTGTACAAAATAGTGTAGCAAATAGATTTATACAAGAAGAAAAAGATGCACTTGCGAATAGTACAAGAACATTAAATAGGGAACTTGCTGCAACAAGTACAGCATCTGCTAAAGGATTTTATACAGGATAATGCCAGCAGTTTGTAGAGAGGGTGATACATTGAATACAGGTCACGAGTGTGATGCAGTATCAACACTTGATGTACCTGGACAAGATAAAGTATATTCAGATAATATACTAATAGCACGTAGAGGTGATTCAACTGTAACTCATAATATTAGAACTGGTACTGATGAAAATGGTGGTCCTATATGTACACCGCACGTTGCAACAATTAGTGGTGGTTCTGAAAAAGTTTTTGTAGTTAATGCAGCGATTGCTAGAATTGGTGATGCAGTAGATGCAGGGAGTTTAACTTCAGGATCCTCAAAAGTTTTCTCAGGTTAGTATAAATATAAGTTAAATGGAGGATAAAAATGAATTGTAGTTGTAACGAAAAATGTAAAAAATGTAACCATGATTGTCACTGTGAAAAAGATTGTGAAGAATGTGTTAATGATATATGCACTGGTTGTGAATGTGGGTGTGTTAAATAATGCCTAGAGTTTTTTCACAAGAAGATGGTCAGTTAGAAAAACCGACTATTATATCAAGTAGAGAAAGAGTTTACAAAGATGTGGACTTAACATTTACTGCACGATCAATGGGTGATGTTTTTAAAAAAACAGATGCAGCCGCAGTTAAACAATCCATCAAAAACTTATTATTAACTAATCACGGTGATAAACCGTTTACACATTATTATGGAGGTAATTTAAATTCTTTTTTATTTGAAAATATTGATGATTTAGATGAAATGGAAATTATGGATCATATATCCGCAGCGATTAATAACTATGAACCAAGAGCTTTAGTGCAATCATTAAAAGTAAATGTAAGACCGGATAACAATTCAATAGAATTACTAGTAAGATTTCAAATTGTCAACACATTTGAAAATGTAGAATTAAATGTAGAACTTACGAGGTTAAGATAATGGCTACTACTATTAAATCATCTGCTTTAGATTTTGACACAATTAAAGCAAACTTAAAAAATTATTTTGCACAACAATCAGAATTTTCTGATTATGATTTTGAAGCTTCTGGTTTAAATAATATATTAGATGTACTTGCATATAATACACACATTAATGGTTTAACCGCTAATCTAGCATTAAATGAAGCATTCTTAAATACCGCACAATTAAGATCATCTGCATTATCACATGCCGCAAACTTAGGATATTATCCAAGATCAAAAACTTGTTCACAAGCTGTTGTTAATATAACTGCTTCTACAACTGATACAGTTACGGGAAGTGCAACACTTCCAATGTTTACTGCATTTACATCTACAATAGATAATGTTACATATACTTTTAATACAGTTAATGAAACAACTGCATTAAACAATGGCTCTGGTGGTTTTACATTTAAAAATCAAGATGATACAAGTAATATTACAATAAAAGAAGGTATATTAAAAACAAAAACATTTATAGTTGGTAATCAATCTGACAATGCTGTTTATATCATACCAGATACAAATGTCGATACATCAACAATTGTTATAAAAGTTTTTGATAATGTAAACTCACAAAGTTTTTCAGAATACTCAGACATACGTAATTCAGTTAATATAACACCCACATCAAAAGTGTATATTGTAAGAGAAGCACCAAACGGATTCTACGAATTGATATTTAGTGAAGGAAATGTATTAGGACAAGCACCAGTTGCAGGTAATAAAATATCTGTAGAATATCTTTCAACAAAAGGTGCAACTGCAAATAATGCTTCTTCATTTACTGCATCTACTAAGGCATCAATTGGTGGTGCAAATTATACTTTAACTGTAACAAAAGTTTCAAATTCAGCTGGTGGTGCTGACAAAGAATCCATAGATTCCATAAAATTAAATGCACCAACTGCATTTGCAGCTCAACAAAGAATGGTTACTGCGGAAGATTATAAAACATTAATTATTGGAAAATATAATAATGTATTAGATGATGTTATTGCATGGGGTGGCCAAGATAATATACCTGCTACTTTTGGAAATGTATATGTAAGTTTAAAATTTAAAGATGGTATTGCAGCTAATATTCAACAAGAAACAAAAGATTCGATAAAATCAAACTTTGCAGCTAATTTATCAGTTATGTCAATTGATACTGAATTTGTTGATCCAACTGAAACATTTATGGAAGTTAATGTTAAGTTTGATTTTGATCCCGATTTAAGTGGTGATACAGTAAATACAACACAAATTAAAATTAAAGATGCAGTTGCTGCATTTTTCAAAGCAAATTTAGAATTGTTTGCAAAAACATTTAGAAGATCATTACTTTTAACGGATCTTGATGCCTTATCACCTGCTATTTTAAATAGTAGTGCAACTGTAAAACTACAAAGAAGGATTGTAGCGCCAACAGATTTTCAATTAAATGTATCTGCACCTGTTACTGTAGATTTTCCATCAAGACTTGCATTACCAGATGATGAATTGCATGTTATAAGTTCTTCAGTATTTACATTTAATAATGTTTTAGCAAGATTAAGAAATAAATTAAGTACTACTACATTAGAAATTATTGATGTTAATACGAGTGGTGTATTGAATGAAAATGCTGGAAGTTATGATAGATTGAATGGCACAGTTCGTTTAGATGACACATTTAAAATTAGTGCTTATGAGGGTGCAGCTCTTAAAATAAGTGCAACACCTGATAATCAAAGTACAGTTAAACCATTGAGAAGTCACATTTTAAAATATGATAGAGATGCATCACTTTCTGCAGGTACTATAGATACACAAAACACATTAGCAGTAATTACAACATAATATGGCTCATACAGTAAAAGATTATAACAGAAGAAATATTACTTTAACAACATCTAAAGTTGGTGAAGTAGTACCTGAATATTTTGGTGAAGAAAATTCTAAATTAATTCAATTTTTAGAAAAATATCAAGACTTTTTGGATAGTGATCAAGCAAATGGTTTTGGTTACAAGATCAAACAACTTATTCATGCAAGAGATGCAGATAGAGTTGATGAAGATGAACTTGATGCAATCATTGAAGAAATAGGAAATGGGTTAAAGTCAGCATCATTTTTTCAAAAACCAAGATTGATGACTAAATTACTCGGTGACTATTATAGAGCAAAAGGATCACTCAATTCTGCACAAGGTTTTTTTCGTGGTTTTTTTGGACTAGAGCCCGAAATAAGTTATCCTAAAAAAGATTTATTTAAAGTGGGTGAATCAAGAATAGGATATGAAAGTCAAAAATTTTTAGTAAATGCAGGTATCTATCAAGTATTTTCAATACTGATTAAGTGTGGTATATCTACATTAGATTATGAAACACTATATAAAAAGTTTGTGCATCCTGCTGGATTTCATTTTGCAGGTGAAGTTATTGCGGTTGACGAAGGTGCATTAGATGTAGGAGTTCCAACCGGAGAATTTCTTATAGATCCTCTTGAACCTGACAGTCCTGATATAAAAGTGGTAGATCAAGCCTTTGTTACATCTCTTACTGGTTTTAGATCAGACGGCACAGTTCAACAAGATGTTGCACCTAGTGTACCATTTAGAGAATTAACAGTACTGCTTGATTCTGGTGGAGACACAACATATGTAACAAATGATACATATAGAGTAGATCCGTACGGAACTGCAATAACAGATATTCTAACATTAGTATCAGGTAATTTAAATAAATTTTATTCGAATATTGCAGAAATAATTACGCCTAACTC